CGGTGGACGTTTTTTAGGAGAGTAGTTATGAAGAGCCAACCTAATAATCAGGCTTATTCTGGTGTAGATGGTCGCAAGGCGGCAGGCGGATCTGGTTTTAATAAGGTCTATGGCGGCGTGGATAGCAACGCTCATTTGAGTGATGGTCGCGGCGGAGCGGGCGGATATGACATCAAAAAACCTTATGGTGGCGTAGACCCAAACGGCAGCAGTAAATCTGGGAATTCCAAATCTAGCGGGCGCAAGGGACGCGCTCGTAAATATTGAGTGGATATTGACCTCCCATTCAGATATGAGCCGAGGCCATATCAACTTCCCGTTTGGCGGGCGCTAGATGATGGATTCAAGCGTCTTGTATTGGTATGGCATCGGCGTAGCGGCAAAGATTTAACTTGCTTTAATATTCTTGCTAGGGCGACTCAGATGCGCGTGGGGACGTATTTCTACGTGTTTCCGAGTTATGCCCAAGGCAAGAAGGTGATATGGGACGGCACAGATAAGGAAGGTCTCCGGTTTCTGAGCTACCTACCTCGCGACCTCTGGGAGAGTTCAAACCAAACAGAAATGAAGATCCGGTTAAAGAATGGTTCTTTGTTTCAGGTTATTGGCTCGGATAATATCGATAGTATTGTTGGAACGAATCCTATCGGCGTGGTGTTTTCAGAAACGGCTATTGCAGATCCGCAAGCATGGGACTTTATCAGGCCGATACTTGCTGAAAATGATGGTTGGGCATTGTTTAATTCTACCCCTAGGGGCAGGCATAATCATTTTCATAAACTGTATGCTACGGCTCAGTCGAACAAAAAGTGGTGGTCTTCTCTGCTTACGGTCGAGGATACCGGCGCAGTTACTCTCGACCAGATACAAGAGGAGCGCAATAGCGGGATGAGTGAAGAACTTATCCAGCAAGAGTTTTATTGTGATTTCTCTGGAGGAATGCAGGGCGCTTACTACGTCAGAAACATGGAAGATGCGGAGAAAGATGGCCGAATTCTGGATATTGATTACGATCCAAGTCTTCCGGTAGATACTTGGTGGGATTTGGGAATGGGTGATTCCACTGTGATTGTCTTTGTGCAACCTCATTTTACTCAGAATCGTATTATTGATTGTCATGAGGCGTCCGGGGAGGGTTTGGCGTATTACGCAAAAATGCTGTCTGAAAAGCCCTACGTCTATCGGGACCATATTGGCCCACATGATCTGTCTGTCAGAGAGTTAGGCACGGGCAAGTCACGTTTCGAGATTGCAGCAGGGATGGGGATTCGGTTTAAGATAGCGAAGAAACTGCCCTTAGATGATGGCATCAACGCCGTCAGGGCAATGCTGAGCAGTTGCTATTTTGATCGCAAGAGGTGCGCTTACTTGATTGACGCATTAATGGCGTATCGGAAAGAGTGGGATCCGAAGAACCGGACCTATAAGAACCGGCCAAATCATGATTGGTCTAGTCATTACTGTGATGCGATACGAAGCGGGGCTGTTGGGCGCCGCTCTGCCAAGGTTAAGCAAGAACGGCAGCGCTACGACATAAGACGTACATTTGATAAAACAAGCTGGATGTCGGTCTGATGGAGGCTCGAAATGGCTGAAGAATATGATAACGACCTAGTCGAAGATATTTTCGAGCGACGAAAGGATGCCTCACGTCACGCTCATGACTGGAGAGCTGAAGCCAGAAAATGTTATGAGTACCGCGACGGTAATCAGTGGGACACTAATGACATGGCTGTCCTTGAAGAGCAAGGACGCCCGATTGTTACTTTCAACCGTTGTGCCCCAGTCTTAGATTCTATCGCGGGACAAGAAATCGGTAACCGCCAGGAAGCCAGATACTTCCCCAGGACTCAGGATGACCGAAAGGCAAATAACGTCTTCACTGAGGCCGCGAGGTGGGTGAGAGACAGTTGTGACGCGGAAGACGAAGAGTCTGACGCTTATATGGACACCCTGACCTGCGGAATGGGGTGGATAGAGACAAAGTTCGATTATGACGAGGATGAGGACGGCAAGATTATCATGGAGAGGATCCCCCCTCTTCAGATGCGCTGGGATCCAGATGCTCGTAAGAAAAACATCCTAGACGCGAATTGGCTATCCCGCGAGAAGTGGATGGCGGTCTCGGAGGTTAGGGCTAAGTGGCCTGATGCCGACGTTTCTGCCACAGAAGATAATCTCGTGGAAGAAGGCTGGATGGACGAGCACGACGCCTCGAACTCTTGGAAGTATGAGCAGGACCAAAGCTGGCTTCACGACCCGACAAAGAACCGAGTCATTGTTATTCATTACCAGTGGCGCGAGAAAGAGGACTATTACCGGGTTGGAGATCCAGAAACTGACGAGATAGTAGAGTTTTCTGTAGAGCGTTATCAGAAGATTGAAGACAGTTTAGATGGCGCAATCGCTGTAAAGCAGCAGCGCTGGAAGTACAAACAAGCCTTTCTCGCGGGAAAGGAAATCCTTGAGGAATCGGATTGCCAAACAAACCGATTCTCTTATCGCTGCATAACAGCCAAGCGAGATGAACAGGCGAATACGTGGTTTGGCATGATGCGGGCAATGATGGATCCGCAGAACTGGGCCAACAAGTTCTTCTCGCAAACTATGCACATCTTTAATGCTAATGCGAAAGGTGGAGTATTAGCGGAAGAGGATGCCGTGGATGATAAGCGGCAGTTCGAAGATAGTTGGTCGAGTCCCGATTCTGTTAACTGGTTAAATCCGGGAGCGTTGCAGTCCGGCAAGATTCAAGAGAAAAGCCTGGGCGGATATCCATCCGGGCTAGATAAGTTGTTGTCGTTTGCTATTTCGAGTATTCGCGATGTCACTGGCGTCAATCTTGAATTGATGGGGATGGCGAATCGTGAGCAGGCCGGGGTTTTGGAAGTCGAGCGAAAGAAGGCAGCTTTGGTCATCTTAGCGCCACTATTGAATAACCTGCGTCGTTATCGCAAAACTCAAGGAATGGACCTGCTTGCCTTCATGAGGAAGTACATCCCCGAGGGGACAATCATGCGGATAACCGACCAAGCAGTCCCGTTTTATCAGGATGACGACACCGTCAAATATGACGTTATCGTGGATACCGCGGCTAATAGTCCAAACCTCAAGCAGGAGGTATGGGCGCAGTTACAGAATATCATGCCTGCAATGATTAAAGCGGGAGTTCCTTTGCCTCCAGATTTGATTAAGTTCTCGCCTTTACCCGAGTCTGTTTCAGATGAATGGGTGGAATATATTGAGGAGCGGTCGCAACAAGACCCTGAATTGCCTCAAAAGTTCCAGGAACTTCAGCAGCAGAATCAGGAATTGTCCAGTAAGCGTGAGGAGTCAATGGCTCAGATGGGTGCAAAGCGTGAGATGCATATGTTAGATATGCAGTTGGAACGTGAAAAGATGCTGCTGGAGAAAGAGAAATTCGAGCAAGATTTGGCCATGACGGCAAAAATGAAAGACGCAGATCGGGCCACAAAGTTGATGGAAATTACCTCTCGTTATGAAACTGAGAGAGCGAAGTTGCAAGAGAATTCTAACCTTCAGCGGGATATTTCTAACGCAAAGCTGTCTGCCGAGAGTGAAAAACAAGTTATTTCTATGGCTGATGCGAGAGCGAAGAGGCTTGCAGATATGTCAAAAGAAACAGATGCCTTGACGTCCGAAGTGGCGGGCAAGGTCCAGGGGTCGGTTGCCAACGCCGTAGAGAATTACAGTAATAGGATTTCTGGCATTGAAGGGGCAATCGAAAAACTGACTGAGTTAGCTGAGAACGCAGATTCCAGACGTGCCACTATTCTGGATTTTGTTTCAAAACAGGGCGGAGAACTCGCCGAGGTGGCGGATAAATTGAGGTAACGTTATGGGCGACGTGTTGTCTGAAATTGAAGAAACGAATGAAGATCAGGCTTTAGAGGCGGAACAGCTAGCTGTTGAGGCGCCGACCGATCAGGAAATTGCTGCCGAAAATAAGGCCGCGGAAGAAACATCCTTGTCGGAAACAGAGCCAGACTCTGAACCAGACTCTGAACCAGATTCTGACCAAGGCAAGAACCAGCGAATGGTTAATTACGGCGCCTTGTCGGAAGAGCGTGGTAAGCGCAAAGAGCTTGAAGCAAAGATTGCCCAGATGGAGGGGCGGTTTCAGGACTTTGTGGAGAGAGCGACGCCGAAAGAGCCAGAAACGCCAATACCGGGATTTGATGAAGATCCGGCTGAACACTTGCGTATGAATCAGGAGATGACGCAGCGGACAGTTCAATCCCTTGCGGAACAACAGGCTCAGGAGGCGGAGCAGAGATATCAGCGTCAGCAAATTAATGCATTTGCAGGGCGCCTTGGGCAGTCGGAGGCAGACCTTGCGAAGACAAACCCCTCGTATTTCGACGCGGCGAATTTCCTCCGGGAGTCTCGCATGGCAGAATATAGGATGCTTGGCTGGGAAGAGCATGAGGCGAATGACAAGATAGACGAAGAGACAGTTATATTGGGTCTTGATGCCGAGCAGCGAGGAATTAGTCCAGCCCAGCGATTTTATGATATTGCAAAAGGGCGCGGTTTTCAGCCGAAAACAGGTAGTTCTGTTAATAATCTTCAGCAAGTAAAAGACAACCAGGGGACTACTTCTCTGGGGTCAAATGGGGTCAGTCCTAGACGGGCAACCCTTGCGGATTTGGCTGATATGAACGATGATGAGTTTGACAAGGCGACAGACGGAGATAATTGGCAACGTCTGTTTTCTTGATATTCGTGTTTAGCTTGCCGTAACAAGCTTTTTCGCTGCCTCGGCGCTCCGGGACACCTTCGCCAGACCTGCGTGATTGGTCAGGATGATGTTGTGTTTACTAGGAGATCATAATGGCAACGACAAATTTTGGGCTTAATAGCCCTGAAACGGTCAAGCTTTGGTCCCGAAAGCTATTCCGAGAAGCGCTCAAGCGTACTTGGATGTCCAAATTCATGGGCACCGGATCGGATAGTATTGTCCAGATTGCAGAAGATACTTCGAAAGGTCCAGGCGACCGAGTAAGAGTAACTTTGCGTATGTTGTTGTCCGGTGCAGGTATTTCCGGTGACGGCACTCTGGAAGGGAACGAAGAGGCTTTGACCACTTATACAGATAACCTCGTTATCGATCAGCTTCGTCATGCCGTGCGTTCTGGCGGCAAGATGAGCGAGCAGCGGATCCCCTTCTCAGTTCGAGAAGAAGCCCGAATGGGTCTCACCGACTGGTGGGCGGATCGTATCGATACATGGTTGTTCAATCAGCTTGGTGGTGTTTCGACTCAGTCAGACACTCGGTATACCGGATTAAATGCGGCAACCGAGCCAACTAGCAGCAACATTCAAATTTGGGATAACTCGTCGCATACGACTGAGGCCAGC